TAAAGCTATGATGAATAGGAACTTTAATATGTGCGTATTTGGTCGTGGTTGTGGAAAATCTTTTATGGGCGCAGTATTTTGTTTTCTTCAATGCGTGTTTGAGCCTAACACAAAGATTCTTATAGCTGGCCCAACATTTAGAACAGCAAGATTTATTTTTAATAATCTTGAAAAGATAGTAGAAAGTCCAGGGGCAGAATTACTGTCTCAATGTTTTGGTGTTAAAGCAAAAAGAAATGATCAATTTGAATGGCAAATAAACGGAGGAAGCATTGTAGCTATTCCTCTTAACGGAGAAAAGATTCGAGGTTTCCGTGCGAATATTCTTGTTCTTGACGAGTTTCTTTTGCTTCCAGAAGAAATTATCAAAAATGTCTTGATGCCATTCTTAGTAGCGCCACAGAATATGAAAGAACGAATGGAGATTCGTGAATTTGAAGATAAATTAATATCAGAAGGTCTAATGCAAGAAAAAGATCGAATGGTGTTCGAGAATACTAGTAAGATGATTGCGCTATCATCAGCAAGTTATACATTTGAAAATCTTTACAAGACTTATAATGAGTGGTGCGAAAAAATTAATAGCAAAGAAAGAGGCGAAGCAACTTACTTCGTAAGTCAATTAAGCTACGAAGCATTACCAGAAGAAATGATAGATAAGACTATCATTGAAGAAGCTCAAGCTGGAGGATCAAGTCATAGTGGATTCTTAAGAGAATATTGCGCTCAATTTACAGATGGAAGCGATAGTTATTTTAATGCAAAAAAGATGGAAGAATGTACATTAAAAGCTGGAGAAAGACCTCATACAATGATGAAAGGTGATCCAAATAAAAAATATATTTTAGGAATCGATCCAAACATGAGTGATAGTCCTAATGCAGATTATTTTGCTATGGCAGTCATGGAATTAGATGAAGAAAAGAAACAAGGCATACTCGTTCATACTTACGCTGGATTAGGCACATTAAAAAATCATGTTAATTATCTTTATTATATTTTAACTAATTTTAATATTGTATTTATGATTCTTGATAATGCTGGATCTGATACATTTTTAGCTGCTTGCAACGAATCCGAGCTATTTAAAAAAGATAAAATTAATATAAAGATACTAGATATGAATACAGAATTAGAAGGTCAAGATTATGAAATAATGATAAGAAATGCAAGAAACCAATATAATCTTGAGGATAAAAAAATCGCATTTAACCAAGTCTTTACAAGTAATTTTATTCGTAAGTCCAATGAATATTTACAAGCTTGTATAGATTATAAAAAAGTATGGTTTGCTAGTAGAACAGCCTCAGAAGAAACTTTCTTTAATGAAACAATTAATTTAAATATACCAATTCAACTAATGAAAGTAGAAGATAAGAAAGATTGGACAATATTAGACTTTATTGAAAATCAAGACGACTTCATTTATCAGACGAAAAAACAATGTGTATTGATTGAGCATTCTGCAACTAGTAGAGGAACACAAAGCTTTGATTTACCACAGCATTTGAAAAGAAGTGTTTCAGCTAATAAAGCAAGAAAAGATAATTATTCTGCTTTTATGTTGGCAAATTGGGCAATAAAGTGCTATAATGATATGATGACAGTTCAAACTAACCAAGAAAGTGTCACTTTTTCGCCTATAATGATAAGATAAAGTGTAATATTTGAAGTAAAATGCCTAAAAAATCTCAAAACAAATCAAAATTTAAGAAAACAGAAGAAATTCAACCTCTTATGGTTTCAAGTGCTTCTACTTATGAATCTAAAGCTTCAGACGCAATAGGAGTTAGAAGAAATGCAGCCTCTACAATTAATAGAACCGATAGATATAAGAATATTGATGATGGATTAATTCCTTTTAGATATTCATCTGGTATTAAGGGCAATTCTAATATGAATATTAGAGATGCTGTAATTCTATGCCAAAAGGCTTATTATAATTTTGCTATTTTCAGAAATACGATTGATTTAATGACTGAATTTTCTTGTAGTAATATTTACTTTAAAGATGGTAGTCAAAAGAGTAGAGATTTCTTTAGTGCTTTATTTAGAAAAATAAATATTTTTGAATTGCAAGATAAATTTTTCAGAGAATACTATCGTTCTGGTAATGTTTTTATATATAGATTTGATACAAAAGTAAAAGATGAAGATATTAATAAAATAACTCAAACTTTTGGTTTAGTATCTAAAGCCGCTAATATTAATTTACCATCTAAATACATTATATTAAATCCAGCAGATATTCAAATTGGTGGAACTATTAATTTTTCATCAGGTAGATACTATAAAATATTAAGTGATTACGAATTAGAAAGATTAAAGAGTCCTAAAACTGAAGAAGATATGGAAGTATTAAAAAGTCTTCCGCCAGAAACACAAAAACTTATTGCTCAAAAAACTGTTGGCATATTAACATTACCACTAGAAAGAGAAAGACTCGCAGCAGTATTTTATAAAAAGCAAGATTATGAGCCATTTGCAGTTCCAATGGGATATCCAGTTCTTGAAGATATAAACTGGAAAGCAGAAATGAAAAAGATGGATATGGCTGTAACAAGAACTATGCAACAATCCGTTCTTCTTGTTACAATGGGAGATACTCCTGATAGGGGTGGTATTAATCAAAAGAATCTAGAAGCGATGCAAAAACTTTTTGACAATCAAAGTATTGGTCGTGTTTTAATTGCAGATTATACAACAAAAGCTCAATTTGTTATTCCAGATATTGGTAATCTTATTGGACCTCAAAAATATGAAGTAGTAGATAGAGATATTCAAATTGGATTAAATAATATTCTTATTGGTAACGAAAAATTCGCAAATCAAAGTATTAAAGTTCAAGTATTTATTGAAAGATTAAAACAAGCAAGAGAAACATTTATTAATGAATTGCTTATACCAGAGATTCGCAGAATTAGTAAAGATTTAGGATTTAAAAATTATCCTACTCCACATTTTGAAGATATTGATTTGAAGGATGATATTCAATATTCTAGAGTTTATACTAGATTAGTAGAATTAGGAGTCTTAACTCCAGAGGAAGGATTAACTGCAATTGATACTGGTAGATTACCATCACCAGAAGACTCTGTTCTTTCCCAAGAAAAATTCAGAGAATTAAAAGATCAAGGACTTTATCAACCAGTTATTGGTGGAGCGAAAATGGGCGAAGCAGGAAGGCCATCTGGTTCTAGTAATATTCCTCAAAGCACAAAAAATGTTAAACCAATTGGTCAAGGCAAACAATCAAAAGCAGCATTATTTAATATTGAAAAAATTAAAGACAATTTTATTTTAGCTTCTAAACTACAAGAAAAAGTAGAAGCTTCATTAAGAGAAAAACATCAACTTCGTAAACTTTCAAAACAACAAAAAGATGTAGCATTTGAAATAGTTAAAATTATAGCAGCAAATGAAGCTCCAGAACTTTGGGAAAATTCTATCGCTGAATACGTTAAAAATCCTAAAGATAAAAATATGCAAAATGTTCAAGAAATACAAACTATTGCAGCTGAACATGGAGTAGATACATATATTGCAAGTATTTTATATTATAGTAAGGATCAAAAAGATGCCTGATAATTTAATTAGAGTCAAACAATTAAATCAAGGAGAATTATCTGGATTTTTAAATTCAGCATCATTGACTTTAAGCGCAGATAATATTTGTCAAACAAGTTATCTTCCGACTGGATGTTGGAGACAAGGTTATCCATTTGGAGCAACTACTACTACAGCAAACACTTCTGTTGTTAACCCAGTTTCAAATGTAGTAGGCCCAACTGCAAATCCAGGAATGATGTATATTCCAAGTAGTGGGAATTATAATGTATTCTATAGAGTCACTGCAATCACTAATACTGGAGAAATAAATTATGCTTTTGCAAAAAGACAAGAAACCACTCAAACTAAAAAAGTTATATATTCTGGAGTAAATTATGTAAGAGATATAGGCTCTGTAACTGGATTGACTAATGCAAATCTAAGCATGGGATGGTACGAGTTTTATTTAAGAAGTAGACTTTTCTCTGGAACATTAGCGGTAAATGCAATAAGTACTAATACAAATAATATGCATCCACCAATGTTTTATAGTGAAGTAAATAATAATTTACAACCATTAAATAGTGGCACAGATTTTTATGCTCTATTAACTAACAATTATTATTTGCCGATGCCAATTCATTCAATTTCAAATTATAATGATTGGTCTTATATAGAAACTGGAGCTTTATATTATAGTGGAATAAGTTCTGGTTATTTTGTATTAAGTGCTATACATAGATTATCTTGAAATATAATATTTTGGTCTATATAATAATGTGTAATATATTATGAAAACTATGTTATCTAAAATATTTGGCCCAAATTGGAGATCTAGCTCATCTGGAATAGCCACAGTTGTAGCAGTTTGTACAGCAATAGCAATTCATTCGGATCCTTCATTAGTAGAGTTTCTTCCAGATCAAGCAGAAGTTTATATTCTTGGAATTTCAAAATTAGTTGCAGTTGTATCAGGTATTGTCTTTGCATTAACAGTAAAAGATGCAGCAGTTACTGGTGGAACAGTAGCTCAAACAAATGAAGCAGAAAAAAGAACTGGAGAAAACATATGAATAAATTAAATTTAATTGCAGTTGCTCTTTTGAGCGTATTTCTTGGCGCTTGCGCCACAACCCAAACTGGTCAAGTTGATTCAGCAACAAGCGTTTCAAATGCGCTACCATATGTAAAACCAGCAGTTGTATTAGCTTGCACAGTAGTTCTTGATCAAGCTGTTTCTGGTAATGATAGAATTGAAAAAGCTAAAATGATTAATCATGTCGCAACTATTGTAGAAGGATTAACAGTCGGTTCTGCTCCAACTCCAGCCCAATTACAAAAAGCTTTATCAGAT